CGAACGTTTTGAAAAGGAGCACGTGTAATGACAAATAAGTTTGAACAATTACTAGATCATTTAATCAACGAAGAACAGGACAAAGCGGAAGCATTATTCCACGAAATCGTTGTTGAAAAATCTAGAGACATATATGAGAATTTAGCAGACGAAACTACAACTGCTGAATCTAAAGAAGACACAAAAGAAGAGTCTAAAGATGAAGTAAAAGAAACCGAGTCTACTGAAGAAAAAGCAGAAGACAAAGTTGAAGAGACTTCAGAAGAGTCTAATGAAGACGAAAAAGTTGACGAAGTTGTTGAAATCGAAGACGAAGCAACGGAAGCCGAACAAACAGAAGAAGAGTCTATTGAAGAAGTTGGTGGCGACGCTACTGACGAATTAGTCAAAGACATCAGTGCCGACGAAGAAGGTGAAGGCGAGAAAGCGGCCGACGATATGGCGGCTGACATGGATGCTGACTCTGACAATGGCGAAGAAAACGGTGAAATCGAAGACAGAGTAGTTGATTTAGAAGACGCTTTAGACGATCTTAAAGCAGAATTTGAAGCAATGATGGGCAACAAAGACAGTGACGACGAAGAAAAAGACGAAACTGTTTCTATGCCAACAGAAACTCCAGCAGAAATGCCATTGGAAAGCAAAGAAGACACTAAAGAAACTGTAAAAGAATACAAAATACAGAAGAGTGCCGACAATGCCGACCATGCCGACAAAGGCGCAAAATCACCAGTTAACACAAAAGTTAAAAGTGCGGGTGGTTCAACTGCAAACATACTGAAAGGTGGCGCCGAAGAAAAAGGTAGACCGGCACCCACTGCTCAGAAAATGAGTGATTTTGAGAATACAGGCGGAAAAGACAAGGCCACTTCATTCAAAAAAAATGAAAAGGCTGACACTGCCGACCATTCAGATAAATCAGCAAAAAGTCCAGTTGCTTCCAAGTAATTGAACTTTTTAAAAGGAGTTTGGAATGTCACTATATCTTAGAGAACATCTAACCTACGATCAGGCCAGGGTACAGATTCTTCACGAAGGTGAGAACGGTAAAGATTTGTACATGAAGGGAATCTGTATACAGGGCGGAATTAAGAACGCTAACCAAAGGGTTTACCCCGTAAACGAAATTGGAAAAGCGGTGAAAACACTTAATGATCAGATCAGTTCAGGTTACAGTGTGCTAGGTGAAGTGGATCATCCAGACGATTTAAAGATTAATTTGGACCGAGTATCCCACATGATTACTGAAATGTGGATGGACGGTCCAAATGGATACGGCAAACTTAAGATTTTGCCAACACCAATGGGTCAACTTGTCCAAACCATGTTGGAATCGGGTGTGAAATTAGGCGTTTCAAGTAGAGGTTCTGGTAACATGAACGAATACGGAAGCGGTGAAGTTTCAGATTTCGAGATCATCACAGTTGATGTTGTGGCCCAACCTTCGGCACCGGGTGCTTACCCAACACCAATTTACGAACACCTAATGAACACCAAGGGTGGTAATATGGCAAAGGGTCTGGCGGCTGAAGTGCGAAATGACAAAAAAGCACAAAAGTTCCTGAAAGAGGCACTTGTAAACATAATAAAGGACCTGAAATAAAATGATAGACGCAATATCAAAATTAGTAGAGTCTGGAGCAATCTCGGAAGATGTAAGAAACAGCATCCAAGAGGCTTGGGACTTGAAAATCAAAGAAAACAAAGAAGTTGTAGGCGCTGAGTTAAGAGAAGAGTTTGCTAAAAGATACGAACACGACAAAGCAAACATGATCGAGGCTATTGACACCATGATGAACGAGAAGTTATCTGAAGAGATCACCAAGTTCGTAGAGGACAGAAAAGCACTTGCACAAGAAAAAATCGCTTACAAAGAAAACGTAGGCAAACATTCTGCCAAATTAGAAAGTTTTATACTTAACAAATTGTCAGAAGAGTTAAAAGAACTACACAGCGACCGTAAAGGTGTACACGAAAACTTCAAGAAGATGGAAGAATTCGTAGTTGGTGCTCTTGCAAAAGAAATCAAAGAGTTCCATGAAGACAAAAAAGGCGTTGTGGAAACGAAAGTCAAACTAGTAGCCGAAGCCAAAAAACAAATGGCCAAGATGAAAGAGGCTTTCATAACAAG